TAGACTTTATTATGATTTTGTAGACTACAATACAGGCAGAATTAAATATATAAAAAGTGGTAACACCGATTATAAAGGATTTTTGAGATTACCATGAAACTAAGAGATGTAATAGAAGCTCATAAGTATTCCAAAGAAGATGGAAGGGATTATGAGAAAGAGAGAAAGTATAATGATAGGCCAAAGGCTCGCAAGTACAGGGCAAAACTTAACAAGTACAATAGAGATAAAGGCACCTACGGTAATGGCGACAAACGCGATGCTAGCCACCGCGGTGGACGCATTGCAGGGTTTGAGTCCTCATCTAAGAATAAGGGACGCAAGGAAAAATCACGACTCAAGAAAAAATAAGAACAAGCCTCGGAGAGATGAAGTGATTATCAACCGGCCGCTTCAAGCTGTAACAGGTCTTGGAAAACTTAATGGCGCGCCAGTTGAGGGTAAGGCCATTACTGATCCCAAATGGAAATCTGGTTCCACGATTAATGCGACAATGCAAACTAATACTCCTTTAGGTGGAATAAGCGATATCCAGATGACACAAGAGAGTATGATTAAGACGTTAGAGTTTGTAGAACAAGGACAAAAACTTGATGTAATGGCGTAAAATAAAATATGGAAACTCCCTCTCTTATTAGAAATGCTGTACCAGAGTCCGGTGTTAATCTCATACACAAGTTTGCAGGAACAAGGCCACCCGTAGAACACGGCACGATGGATGAGCTTAATAAAGTGCCTCCATTGAAGGGGTGGAGCAGCGAAGGGTATAATACACTAAAGCTAGATCCTACAGGGAGAGTGTTTGATAAGGTCATATAGTCTTTCTTATTTATATTTATTTAGTAATTCTGCAGAAAGACAAAAATGGTTGATGTAAATTAATTAACCGATATGGAGATTGTATATGGATTTCGGACCTGTACTTGAAAACGTAGCTAGTGTGTTTGCACTATTAATTACTCTTTCAGTTATTGTTGAAAGAGGGCTAGCCACTGTTTTTGGGTGGAAGTATTACGTGAAGCTCTTAGGTGGTAAGGGACTTAAGGTTCCTATCGCTTTTGCTGTTTCTTTTTTAATTGCCAATCAAGTGCCAGTGGACTTAATAGCGCTATTGTTTAATGGAGAGGCTACGGTCTTAGGACAAGTGCTTACGGCTGGATTGTTGAGTGGCGGAAGTAAGAAAGTGGCAGAAACCTTTGGCGATATAAAAACCGCAGTGGGTTAGTCATAACCCTTAAAAAAATGCAGACTGCTTTCGGGCAGTCTGCATAAATTAATAAGTTTAATACATCTAAAAATTGAGTTAAAATAATATGAAGCTAAAAACTATTATTAAAGAAGATGAGGGCAGTATTAGAGATTTGATGGCTAGGTTTGTTAATGCCAATAAGAAAAACTCTAAACGGGCCCATGATAAATGGATGGGTATGGTAGCAGCTCGTTTAATAGACTTAGGTTTTGTAGGAAGAATTCGTAAACAGATTCTGATTGCTTTGGATACCGTTGTAAGTCAAAAACAATTTGATACTTTAATTGCTAAATATAAGTTATTTGGAGATTATGCTGATAGCTTTAGGCCTACTGAAAGCACTCTTTCAAATGCCCTTAAAGAGGCTGAAGAAGATTCTCAGGAAGATATTGATGGAGATGTTCCCGAAACAACAAAAAAATTCAAATTGGTATTAGAAATACCCTTTACTACTACAGACAACAAAGATCAAAAGCTTAGGAGATTAAAGTACGACCTATCTCTTAACAACATTGAAGTGGAAGCACTTCAAGGAGTTAATGTTGCGGAACTAGACCAAGGCGTATTAGACTACCAAGCTGTTGTATATATATCAACCACTCTTACCCGTTCTGAGTTGAATAGCATATTAGAGCCAGACTATAAGGTTGCCAAAATGCAACGTCTAGATCAAAAACCAGCGGAAGACGATGCCTAAATTAAATACGACCAATAAAATAACGCGAGTCTTAATTGATGGTATAATGAATCGCCAAGTAGTGCGAATTAGGTATGAAAAAACGCCTAAAGTTTTTAAGCGTCCATTACCAGAGGGTCATATAGAAGATGGTGATACAGTAACAAGAACTATAGAGCCTTATGAAATAAAGCATGAGGGTGAAAAAGAATTTTTATGGGGATTTGATCCTAAAGCTAAACACATAAAAAAGTTTAATCTTGAAGGTGTTAAGAGTGCACGGCTTTTGTCTAAGGTGTTTAAACCTAAAGAGGAATGGATACAAACTCAGAAAAAGATGGTTGGACAATAATGAACGAAGAAGAACTCAAGGAGTATATCCAGTGCCGGAAAGACCCTGTTTATTTTTTTAAAACTTATGGAAGGGTAAGACACCCGCGTAAAGGTTTGATGCCTTTTGATCTTTATGACTTTCAAGAAGAAACTCTTAATCAATTTTTAGACACCTCTTATAATGTAATTCTTAAGGCTCGTCAGTTAGGTATCAGTACACTTTGTGCTGCATACGCCGGATGGTTGGCCAACTTTTTCAAAGACAAAGAAATATTCATTCTTGCCACCAAGAGAGATACAGCCACTAATCTTGTTGATAAGGTAAGAGTGTTCCTCCAAGAAATACCTGACTTCCTAAAGAGTGATATGCTTGTTGATAACCGACAGAGTATAGAACTAGCTAATGGCAGTAAAATAAAAGCAGGTGCCACAGGAACCACATCTAAAGATGCTGCTCGTTCAGAGGCTTTGAGTCTTCTCATTATTGATGAGGCAGCGTTTATTAAGGCGATGGACACTATTTGGGTTGCCGCTCAACCTACCCTATCTACAGGTGGTGATTGTATTGTCTTATCCTCTCCCAACGGTATTGGTAATTGGTTTCATAAGACTTATATAGAGGCAGCTGCAGGAACTAGTGAGAAAGTAGGAAGTAAACATATCTCCTTTAATCCTATAGTGTTACCTTGGAGCCTACACCCCGATAGAGATGATGAATGGGCTCGACTTGAAAAAAAGAAAATAGGCGACCAAGCATTTGCTCAAGAACATGGTTGTGACTTTTTACAATCGGGTAATAATGTGGTGAGTATGAAGGCTCTTAAGTGGTATGAAGAACATCCTAATGAAGAAGAGGTTGCAGATGATGGCTTTCGTCCATATCTGAGAGAGCCTGAAGAAAAAACTTGGATTGATAAAGGTCTATGGATTTGGAAGTACCCCGACTATACAAAACAATATATGCTATGTGCTGACATAGCCCGAGGTGACGGTAATGATTTCTCTGCCTTCCATATTATTGATGTAGAAAATTATGAACAAGTTGCAGAGTATAAGGGGAAGGTAAATACAGATGCTTTTGCTCACCTTATACACAACACAGCAGTTCAATATAACAATGCATACGTAGTGGTTGAAAACGCTTCTATGGGCCATCATGTAGTGATGAAGATCATAGAAATGGAATACAAGAATATGTATTGGACGATAAAAGATTTGACAAAGATACATGAAGGTAACGCTAACCAATTACATTATGATATTTATAATGTTCCAAAAAATGCTGTGCCTGGTTTTACTATGAGTATGAAGAGTAGGCCAGCCTGTATAGCACGACTGGAAGAGGATCTCAGAACACATGACTTTATCTTACACTCAAAAAGAACAGTGGCTGAGTTAGAAACATTTATCTTCCATAATGGTAAACCAGAGGCACTAGCAAGTTATAATGATGATCTTGTCATGTCGCTAGCTATGGGAATGTATGTTAGAATGACTACGCTTAAGTACAATAGTCAAGACGAAGAAATGACAAAAGATTTATTACAAGGACTTAGCTTTAATAATACACCATATGAATTTGGTGTTTGGAATGCCAAATCAGATGATCAAACAAAACAATGGACTTTTGATACTGGCGGCGGCCAGAAGGAGGATATGAGATGGCTGGTGTAGATGATGGCTGGGCCCAATATCAAAAATTGGTAATGGAAAAACTGGAAAAACATGATGGTAAGTTTAGTAACATAGACAGCAAACTTACACAAATACAAGTAGATATTGCCACACTAAAGGTTAAGGCAGGTGTGTGGGGTGGGATTGCTGGATTAGTACCTGTAGTCCTAGGTTTAGTTTTGTTTTATGCCTCAAAAGCTTAATAAAGGAATAAGAAATGGCAGATAGATTTGATATACTAAAGCGTTTACTTAAGGGCGGATCAGCGACATATAAGACTCCAACAGAACGCCCTAGTAATATGAGCCAGAAAAAGGCTTTTGATAGTTTTCACAAGGCTACTCAAACTATGTATGGTGAGCATCTGATCGGGGGCGCTGAGAGAATAGAGCGTGTAAGAGACTATGAGGAAATGGATCACTACCCCGAAATCACTAGAGCCTTAGATATTTATGCTGATGATTCTATGACTTATGCAGAAGATGGGAAAACTGTACAGGTCATGTCAGATGATGATAAAATTGTTGGTGAGTTAGAGGAGTTGTTATATCAGAGATTAGATATTGATTTTCATTTGTGGACATGGATTAGGAATATGTGTAAGTATGGAGATCATTTTAATCTATTAGACATTGTTAACAAAGAAGGTGTATTAGGTGCCATTGCACTACCCGTAAGCGAAGTAGAGAGAGAAGAGGGATACAATAACGATCCTAACAGCCTGAGGTTCAAGTGGACTTCACAAGGGAATACCGTTTTTGAAAACTACCAAATCTCTCACTTACGAATACTGGGTGACGATAGATTTTTGCCTTATGGGCGTTCGGTTCTGGATTCTTCAAGAAAAGTATGGAAACAGCTGTTGATGGCTGAAGACGCGATGCTAATCTATCGTATTAGTAGAGCACCAGAAAGGCGAGTATTTTATGTTGACGTTGGAAACATTCCACCAAAAGATGTGGAAGGGTACATGCAGAATGCGCGTGATAAGCTTAAGAGGATACCAGTGGTATCAGAGTCGTCTGGAAATGTTGATTTACGTTATAATCCCGAATCTATATTGGAAGATTTCTTTATTCCAGTTCGCGGTGATCGCGGCAGTAGGATTGAAACCCTTCCTGGCGGAGAAAACGCTGCTGCTATTGAAGACATTGAGTATTTACAAAATAAACTTTTTATATCTCTCGGCGTTCCTAAGTCTTATCTTACCGCGGAAGAAGACCTCTCAGGAAAATCAACACTAGCACAGGAGGACATTAAGTTTGCGAGAACTATTCAACGTATTCAAAAGATTGTTGTCAGCGAACTGGCGAAGATATCACTTATCCACCTTTATCTGCGTGGGTATGATGAGTCAGCTATTTACAACTTTGACTTGAAGCTAACTAATCCATCTACTATTACAGAGATGATGCATCTTGATTTGATGGATAAAAGATTTGGTACGGCAAGAGAAATGGCTGAGTCAGATATTATTTCTTCTTATTATGTACAGAAGAATGTGTTGAAGTTAACTGATAATGAAATTGCAACTATTAAGATTGATCAAGAAAAAGAAGCAGTCAGTAAGAGTATTCTTGAGAAGCTTGAGCAAGGTGAGATGGAACAGCCTGGGATGGGCGGACAGCAACCTAGCAATGATGATGATGATGATGGCGATGAAGGAGATAGTAACGAGGATAGGGAGAATTGGACAAAGGATGCGATGCCTTACGATCCCACGGGCACTCGCGAGTTGCCAGGATATCCTAAAGATTATAGCTATAATGAAAATGGTTTTATAAAAACTAATGGCAAACCCGCCAAGGTAGATGTATTCGATAGAACCATTTCTGATATTATGCAGTATAACTACGAATCAAAAGATATGTTAAGGAATCTAGTCAAGGACAAAAGTGATAATAAGTTAGATGATTCATCACTAAGAAGCATTATTAATGACATTTAGAAACTCTTTATTATATTTATTTTAGTCATTGAATCTTAAAGATTTGCCAGGGGTGTATGATGAAGCATAATAAACAAAAAAATGTAGGAGTATTATTTGAGGTTTTAAACCATGCGGTGTTAACGCAGGTTGCACAAAATAATATTCCTAAAGCTCAAAAGTTGTTTTCTCTTTTAAGAGAGAATTTTGTCAAGTCTACTGAAATCTCTAAGGCTTATAAAATATATTCGCAGTTTCTTTATAGTGAGGCTCGTAATGTATATTTTGCTTCTAGATTTGTAGAAAATCTTACAAGAGAATATAATAAAACTATTAAGCATAAAGAGTTAGACTCAGAACTTAATACTCTTATGGAACAAATTGCTAAGGTCACTAATAAGAAAGAAGTACTTAGGACACAAATTCCTAACTATAAGACCTTAGCTAGCTTCCACATCAAGCTACACGAAGATCAACAGTACCTTAGTTCTAGAGATCGTCTTACGCTAGATGAAAATTTATTTGATCACTTAATAGAAAATCAAGAAGCCAAACGAGTAAGAGAAAGACGAGGCCAGTTTGAGAATCCTTCTTACAAGTCATTGGAAGAAGTTCAAACAGGAAAGTTGAGTTTGATTCTGGCTATTCAGAAATTTGACGAGGCATATAAACATCTTCTCACAACAGAACAAAAAGGATACTTGGTCAAGTATTATACTTCTGCCGATAACGCAGAGTTCAAAAGTTGGGTTTGCAAAAAAGTAGATGATTTGTTAGATGAGGTAGCAGACAAGTCAATAGTGATAGAAGATAAGGACATTAAGAGAAAGATTGAATTGGTAACAGAAAAACTTCAAGGTATCGCTAAGCAACCTACTGTGACCACGAGCCATTTGAAAGATATTCTTTTGTCAGTGGAGATGAAAGATAAGTTGAAATTATTTTAGGAGAATGTAAATGCCTTTTACAATCATGCAACGATGGGAGGGCTTGTTTGGTGACCAAAGAGGGAATGGCAGTCCCGAAGCAGAAGCCAGCAAGGCTGACGGTACAGACGGAAACGGGTTATCTGGA